AAGTAATATACTTTACTGTTGCATTGGCTCCGTTAGGGGCTATTTCTTTTGCATAAAATGTTCTAGTGTTTAAAGCTCCTGTTCCTTCCATTCTAAATGAAAAGATGTCTTCGGATTCATCGGCTATAAAAATTTCACCGTAATCCATTCCAGCACTTTCAAACAAAGCAAACTGAGCTTGTCCTTGCCCAGTTCTTGTAGCAACTGCTTGACCTGTAAAGGTTGTATAATTATCACCACCTACAGAAGAAATTCTATTTATTTGTAACCAAGTAATTCCATCTTGACTAAAATAAATTCCATTACCTCCAACTACTACTACACCATCAGCATAAGGTTTAGCACCATAAATAGTACTTGCACTTCCAGTAGGCTGTGTAGCACTACCTTCACCAAATTTAGTATAACCGCTGATACGTCTGTATCCACCTTTAATCGACACTTCAAAGTTTTGAAGCTCTGTTGCTACTCCGGGTCTACGTAACAAATCTAATTGGTTAGAAGCGGTTACTAGACCACCTTCACATGCAAGTGTAAACGGTTGTGAACGTGCCATAAATTATTTAAAAATATCTTCTATCGTCTGTCATAACTCTTGGAGTTGGATTCATAAGATTAGACTTCATATGTCTCATTGCTTTCTTATGGTCTTCAAGAGCAAATGCAGCTTGTTGTGGGCTTTCTTTAAACTGCCACACATAGTAACGTACTCGTGATGTGATAACGTTACTGTATTGTTCGGGGAACACTATGGTGTCCGTGTAAGCACTAAGCTTTGTTGGCTTAGTAAATGCATAAAAATGCACATTATAAACTTTATCAGGAATTGGACTTAATCCAAACTTCCTTGAATCAGGTGATTTAATAACTCGTATTGGCTCACCATAAGCCTGTCCATTCGCATCGTCTTCGTTCTCACTGTCTCTGTAATATCTTTTCCAATCTTCTAAGTTTATAAATCTTAAACCTTTAGAGACATAGGGTGCTGTTTCACCACTAACATTAATTGTGGTAAGATAAAAATCATCCCAGTCTATAGAACCATAATCGTCTGCTAGACTAGAGCTTCCAGCTTTCAGTAGATACCATCTTGTACCTGCTACGGTTGCTACTGTTACGTTACCATAGAATGGGTCAGTAGCACCACTAAGACCTGCTGAAAGAAAAGGTAATTGTGGTTCTTCGTTTGCTATATCAAATATAGATTTATTGACTGCATCCTTGACAAACTGTTGAAGTCCTGTAGCACTTGCAAAGTTTGCAGCTGTCAATGGAATTTCATTGAGTTCTCTTAGAACTTCGTTAGTTATATCAAGATATGTTGTAGCCATTTAAAAGTCTCTATATTAGCAAGGTTTAGCTTTAGGCATTACTTCGCCACCGTGTCCATATTTATAACGTCCACCGTCTTTCATACCGTATCTATTATTTTTTTCGTTTTTACCACCATATCGCATTTCACGTCTAGCAGCTTTGTTTCCATCTTTAATATTGTCAACTTTTGAAACTTTCATATTTATTCCTTTTTAAAAAGTGGAGGGTCCGAAGACCCCCCGTGTTATCAACAATTAGTCGATTAAGTAGAAAGCACCTACTAGGGCTTCAGGTCTAAGGACTTTAGAACCATATACATGCAATCCTCTAACGATATCACCGAAAGAACTTGGGTCTCTAAGGACTTCAGTTGAGATGATAGTTTGAGCAGTAGCAGTAGATGATATGTGTCCTGCTAGACATTTACCAGTAGCATTAGAAGTAGCAGCAATGTTATTTGATTTGTACATGCTGAAACCTCTAAGTTTTCCACTTGATACTAGACCGTTTCTAATTGACCCTTGACCAGCGTTGTAGTCAACAGACAATAGTTTAGAACCAGACTGAGAAAGTTGCTCATAGAAATCTGGACCAGCTACAAACCATCTTCCTTCTTCAGGAACGTTTTGCTCGTCTAAAAGTCTAGCCATTCTAGCCATAAGGTCTAGTGGGTCAGTTTCACCAGATGTGCCTAAATCAACAGAACCAGCTCCATCGTATACACCAGCACCTAAAGCAGTTGCACTATCAGCACCTAATGTATGGTCAGGTGAAGAAGATGACAAACCACTAAACATGTTAGCGATAACAGCAGCATCAAAAGAATCTTTTAATGCATAAGCAGCAGATGAAGAAGCTACTTCTTTGAAGTTCACATGTGACATTTTAGTTTCAATATCATCAACGATGAATTTGAAAGCTTTTGCACTGTCAACAACCAAAGTAAGTTCTTGGTCTGTTAATTTAGTTGAGGTTGTGTCGCTACCTCTTGTGTAATCGTACACAGAAATAACGGGTTCTTTAATGATTTTAACTGAGTCTCCGTAAGCTGAGATTTCACCGGCATAGTCGGTGTTAGTAATAGCTTCTACAACCGAAGACTTTCTAAAAAAGTTTAAAACCTTTTTAGAATAAATCGAAGGTAGGAAGAAACTATTAGTTTGTCCACTTACAGAGTTTGCAAAGTTAGCACCGGTATCGGGACTTGGTTCAAAATATTGAGCCATGATACATTCTCCTATATAAGTTTTAAGTTAATAATTATTTGCGAATACGTCCTTCGACCATAGCTTGACTAATTTCTTTTTCAAACTTGTCAAACTCATCCATAGACATTTTCGCAATCTCCTTTTCAGTCCAAATCTTATCCTGTTTAGGTTCAACCGCAGTTGTTTTGGTTGAGACCATATCAGCAGCAGAAGTTCTAGACTGCTTAGAATTTGACTTCTTAGGTGCAACGTCCATACCAATATCACGTTTAAATAAATCTAAAGCTCTTGCAGCTAGGTCAGCATCATCAGCATTTGAGTATATCCATTCCTGAATAGACTTAGGCTGTTCTTTTGCCCAGCTATGGAAGTCGTCACTGTTTCGAATATCTTCAAAATCAGGATGTCTATCCATCAATCGCTTTTCAGCATCCTTACGAATTAACTCTTTTTCACGTTGTTGCAGTCTTTCAAGTTTCTCTTTCAGCTCTCTAGATTTCTCTTCAGCTTGAAGGTGAGAAACAGTTTCTACAACTTCGTAAACATCAGGATACTCTCGTCTAAATTGTTCAAGTTCTTCAGCAGATTTAGGAGCTTTATAAGCTGGTCTATTTCTAGTAGCTTCATCTAGTAGCTCTTGTTCTCTAGCTTTAAACTCGTTTAGCTTAGAGTCATAATGCTTTTTCAAGTCATCGTAACGTTTCTTGTAGTCGGGTCGTTTGTAAGGTTCATCCCTAGAAACTTCCTGTTCTACAGGTTCTTCATCGGTTGCTTCTTTCTTTGGTCTTGCATTTGGTTTGCTAAAATACATTCCGTCTGCTGTGTCAAAGTTTTCTTCAACGTCTGTATGCCATGATTTATTTTGGTTGTAAGGATTGGCATTTTCCTCTTGTTGTACTTCAGTAGTCATATTCTTTTTCTCCTACGGGGGCTTCGTTTAACAAGGTAGCTGCGTGTGCACTTGCAGGGCTTGTCTTGTAAAGGTAGCCTTTCGGTTTATAATATGATAAGGTGCCTATGACGTCTTGGGTAGCCTTATCGCCTTTTAGTAACCAGCTCCATGAACCGGTGGTCTTTTAAATGCCATCTCTTCGTATAAAGGATTAGTTTCCTCGCCACGAGAAGGGTCAAGCATTGAACCAGCTACACCAACCGTTTCGGATTGTGGTCCTCTTTCAACTCTAATAACTTGTTCAGTCATTGGAGTTGCCATAGGTTGATATGCTTCTTCATCTTGTTGCATTAAACCACCAGTCTGTACTGGCTGTCTTTCATCTGCTTTCATTTCTGCTTCTTTCATCATCGCCATTAAGTTGTCAGCTCCGATTTCTTCTACAGCTTTTGCAGTAAAGACAAATTCTCCATCAGATAACCTTGCAGGTATACTGTCAGAGACTCCAGTTCCGGGTCCTTCAACAGGTCCAGAACCAGCAAATTCTGATGCGACTTCTATAACTTTATCAAATAGCATAGAAAGTTCTTCATCTTGTTCTAACTTAGACATTAACATATCTTCTTCTTCTTCAGTTAATGCCTCATTAATTATAAAATCTAAATAGTTATCTTCCATTTCAGAATCAGACTCCATAGGAGTTTCGGATTCCATTTCCATTTCTGATTCTCCATGTTCAGCACCGGGCATAACAGTTCCATCCGGCATTGTGTGTGTTGGCATTTCTTCTTCTTCCATCATTGCCATATCGTCTGCTAATAAAGAACCGCCCTCTGCTTTAATTTGTCTTGTGCCTAATAAAGGATTTTTTTCTTCTTCTACTTCTCTTCTCATTCCTTCAATTTGGCTATTATAATATTCTTTATTAAATTCTTCAAGACCTAAACGTTTTGCAAGTTTAACTTTATCTGTAATTTCTTCTTGAATATATTTATCTCTATCGCCTGATAATAAAACATCTTTCTGTTTTAATTTTGCTAAATCCATAATAAATTTATCATTTGATTTTATAAAATCTTTTTGGATGTTGTTCATATCATCGTTTAATATACTCATTCTTCTTCCTTTCTAGTCAGTGCTTCTTTTACTTTACCCGGCAACTGCTCTAGGCGTACCAGAGAATTCACTCTCCCCTGCAACCGGAACATTTCCGATTCCGATGTTGCCACCGCCAGTGCCTGTAGGTCCAAGGTCTTGAGGCTGTGCAGGTACTCCTGCAAGGCTTCCCATAGCTCCTTGTTGCCCACCAAGAGATTCAGGCGTTTCGCCAGTTGTTTGTCCAACATTTTGCATTCCTATAATTTGTGCCATCATTGCAGCTTCTTCAGGGTCGTTGAGTATTTCATCAGGGTCTAAATCCAAGCTGTAGGCAAGTTCACTAACGAGTTTAGAAATCTTAACAAACGGTGCAATAGCTGGACTTTGTGCAGTTTGTAAGAACATGGTAAGTCTTTGTGACCTAACTTCTTTCTGCATCAAGCTATTGGTTCCTGTAGCTTTAACTTCTAAATCGCCTTTAACGTCCAAGCTACCTTCAAAGAACTGCATGTTCCATTGAAAGAAAGCTTCTCCCATTGGTCTCAGTAAAAAGTCGTCAAGATTTTTGACAACTGTTTTAATGTTTAAACTGGAAGCTCCAAGTAACATGGACATACCCGAAGCAGTCCTTGTCATACTTTGAACACCAGTCTGACCATGCGAATAGGATGGTATGCCGGTTTGTTCGTCTGCAAGTTGTCTAAACTTGTCAAACATCATCATATTCTCAGGTGCAGTGTTTGGAAACTTTAACCCGTGTATAGCTTGTCCGGGCATTCCAGCTTGTCTTCTAAAGATTTTGCCGGGATAGATTTCCATTGACTGTCCACCTACTAATGCTGATTCGTCTACATCAAATACTAGCGAACCAGCCATAGCTAAATTATCTACAGCCATTCTTGCATGACCGTTCATAATCTGCTGTGAATCATCCATGTTCTCAGCTACTCCAATACCAAAGAAGTTATATGGGTTCTTCTCGTATGGGAAAGCGTGGTAAGGTATTCTGTAAGGAGTAAATGGATTCACTACTGCTCTAAGAAGTTTGTTACCACATATCCATGCATTGATTTGTACTTCATCTAAATCATCAATGTCTTCGTTAAGTTCAATACCAACTTCTCTAGCGTACTCGGCATCCATAATACCCCAGTACTCAATAACTTCAAAGTTGCTTTCGTATTCATCAGCTCTTGCATCATCACGTAGTTGAGATTCAAAATCTTTTTCTTCGTAATTAGGACCTTCGGTTAAACATTCACGAATTGCATCTTCGTCAAAGTAAGGCATGTTACGAAGTTGTCTAAGTTGTGACTTGTTCATCTTGTGACGATGAATTACAAACTCACACTCTTCAATGCTAGTGGCTGATGGGTCTGGATAAAAATCCCAACAGCTTACAAATTCTATTCTTGGTACTCTAACTTCAAGTGGCTTATAAACTCTGTTACCTTCTTCGTCTGTGTCCCACTTGTTAAGTTTCTTGTTAAAGTTAAAAGGACCTTTGACAATCCCTGTACCAAGTAGTGATGCTTCCAATAAAGCATTACGTATTTCTGATGACCCATGTGACTCTTCTATTTGGTCATGGATAAGTTTTTCCATTCTTCTTGCTGCACGTTGAGCTGGAGAGATGTCAAACTTCTGTGGGTCAGGGCTGAATCCTTCTTGTAACATTCCAGCCTTTTCAGCTTTTTTCTCAAGTGAATCTTCAAACAATCCTTTGTTAAAAGTAGCACCGGGTTTTAAAACTCTTCCGTCACCTTCGTAACCAACATCATAAGGATTGTCAATTCTGTTTCCAATGTCATCCGGTATTTCCATACCTCCCATTGGAGTTTCTAGTCCAAGCTGTCCTTGGTCTAAATGAGCTTGACCAAATTCACCTTCAGGTATTTTAGTTTCTTCAATACCAATTGGAAACTTACCTGTTCCAAAGATAACATCAACTAATTGTCCAAAGGCAGCAAGTACTTTAGTCTTAGTAATCTTTACAAAGATTCTTGATTTTTCAGAATCTCTGAACTTAATGGATTTGTTGTATAGCCCTCGATAGTTTTCGTAAGCTCTAAGCCAACGTCTCTCATCAGAGTTTCTTGCATCTTCAGCTTGGTAAAATCTTGATTGAATAATACCTACAAGATTTTGTTTTTGATTAAACTCTAGTGCAAGGTTTTTACCCGCTTCACCTTCTACTTCTTCGTAAAGGTTGTCAGCGTTTAAAAATGTGTTCTCGTTATCTGCCATTCGTTCCTAGTATCCAAATGTAGAATCCGAAGGAGCATATATTTCTCGCTTCAGATTTCTCATTCTTTCTAATGGGCTTTCCATTCTTGGTCTGCTCATTATCATATATCGTAACGCATCGTATGCGTGGTCTGAAGCATGGGTATCCACGTCTTCAGGGTTGGTCTTCGATAATGGTATACTCTGGAGTTCTCGTATTAGATTTGGGCAAGTATTAAATATTTGCAGTTTTGGTCTACCATTCTCTCTGACCTTTAGGAACTCGTGTATTTGAATTTTACCCTGTATACGATTCTTGTCTGCTCGTCTGAGCTTATGACCGGAACGAATCAAAGCCTCTCCAACAGTTGGACCGGTTGTACCGGTTTTCGCCCATGCTGCTGTATCTAATACACCGAGAACCGAAAACGGGTCCTCTAGCTCCATATCTCCTATTATAGCACCTAATTCTTCACCTGTCAAGCCTTTTCTGTATAATTCTCGATAAATTATTAAAGTTCCATCGTTTATGTCTATTGTTCCCCATAAACAACAGGATTCTGAAGCGTATCCATAGTCGATTGCTTTGACTCTTTCCCAAGGTAACGGTATCTGAAATGGTGTAATAATATGCTTTTGTGGGTCAAATTCTACAAAGGCTGCACCTTCTGCAACTTCCCAGTTACCTTCAAGTAGTTGTCTGCGTTGAATCGGTGGTAACGATTTAAGCATCTGCTCATAAACACCGTCCTCTGCGAGGTATGGGTTGTCTGCAAGTTTAGCCGGTATAAATTTACGAGTTAAACCATCATGACCAACAAACGATTTATTCTCTTCTGCTGGTTCGATGTATCGTTTCTTTACCCAATGTGCACCAACACCACCGGGGTTAGCGGTACAACGGAGGTAGGTTTGGATTTCAGGGTTGGTGGTTCTTAGACGTGATGCTAAATAGTTCCATGCAAATTCTGTAGGTAGGTGCGTGATTTCATCAAACCCTATCCAGCTATACGCTTGTCCTTGATAACGATACACGTCTGCATCTCTTTCTAAAAATCCAAACTCAACTTTGGCACCCGATGGAAAGTTCCAAAGTTTTTCTACCTCTCTAAATTTTGCACCGGGAAAAGCTTGTGGATAAAGTTCACGAGACTTATCAATCATCTCTCGTAACTCTGGCATAGACCTACGAAGTATTAAAGCTCTGTGGTCTTTAACATGACAATACCTTAAAGGGTCAACAATCATCGCAAACGATTTACCACCACCCGCAGCACCACCGTAGAGAACATCTTTCTCTCCAGCAGCAAGGAATTCTGTTTGTGGACCTTCATTAGGATGGAACAGTACTTTACGATTTTGTAAATCTTCTCGTACCGCTTTAGGTAAGTTTTCTAATTCGTCAAAAGTAACAGGACCTTCTTCCGTCTTGTCAAGTTTTTGAAGTGTTTCTTTTTGTTTCTTAAAAGATTTTCTAGCGTTGTTGAGTTTTTCCTCAAGCTTTTTGATGTTGCGTTGTTTACGCCCTATGGTAGCTCGAGCAGCTTTGACAGCTCTCTCGGTTGTGGTGACTGGTCTACCTGCTTTTCGTTTAGGAGTTCCGTCTTGTTTTAAGACGAAGTTACCTTCATCATCTTGCAAGTAGAGATGAGGATTGATTTCCCAGTCTCTCGTCTCGTTTTCCATATTTTTTATCTATGTGTTTTTTTAAACCGGGTACCGAGATGCGTCTATCGGTTTTGTATTCTAACCAATCACATGCAGCTTGAAGAGAGATACCCTCATCGACTATCATACCTTCTGCAATTTCTAAAGCTGCTATTTGTTCAGGGATTGGTTTTAAAAATGTAGCGGATTCATCTGTAAGTTCGTAACCAAACGGGATGGTTGAGGTAACTCTTTTGATGTATCCGTCAGGTAATAATTTCATCGGTACTTGGCTGTTTTCTTTGCTATCGCTTTAGGTTGTTTCACAAACTGTCTACCACGTTTAGTACCCTCTCGTTTAGCTTTTGTAGTAGCTGCATACTCTGAAGCAGAGAGGCTTTTAATCGCCTTTTCAGGTAGATATCTTTCACCTGTTTCACTAGAGGGTTTACCACTCTTAGTTCTCCATTTCTGCTTTGTCCAAGCTCTAAGACTTTTTTGACTTTCTTTTAGTGCCACTTTTTTTATTTTTCCATGTTAGACATTTTTTAAAAAGCTTTTGATAAGCTTTCTTAGCTTTGTCCATTATTTCATTTAATCCAAAAAACATTTACTTATAACCTCCTCCGGCATCTTTGTATTCTTTTGCTAATAGCTGGGCTTTTCGAGCAGACCATTGACCGGGTTTACCACCACGAGAACCAGCTTTAATCTTTTCGAAAAGCCTCTTACGCATACTTGGCTTGGTGTAATTACCAGCCTCGTTAACTTTAGATTTAGTTTTGGTTGTCGTTGTTTTTTTTAACATTAAATATTTTATCCCAGTTGTCTCGATATTGTTGTGTATAGAATCCCGGTCTAGGATTAGCACCTTTACCCGAATCTGATTTCTTGTAGACGTGGTTACGAAACGCTACAGGTCTTTCATCTGAACCTATGGCTTTACCCATACTAGTCTACCACTTTTCTTTGTCAGCCCAATAAGCTGCTGACAGTTTACCTTTTTTGATATTGGCTTGATGTCTGGCTTTGAAAGATGCTCGTTTCTTTTTCATAGCTTCTGATTCACCTGCTTTGGGCTTACCAGCAGTCTTAGCACCCTGTTCACCAAACCTAATGGTTTTAATGGTGTCACCTACTTTAGCCACCACAATGTGTGACTTCTTAGGATGACTTGGTGTTCTCTTTGGTTTGTTGTAACCACTAACACCAGCTCGTTCTAATCTACTATCTTTTTTCATCAGTGTATAACTCTATTTTGTTTTAAAGGTATAACATTTCCATGAGTATTGTCGTTAGCATCCACATAGATACTATCAAGCTCACCCACAACAATAAGACCGTTCTTCGCTGCTGCTTCATCCGCTTTTTCAAACGTTTCAGCAATGATGTTAGGTCCTGCAAAAGTTGCTCCATAGGCATCAAACTCAGTCAGAAATATCTTCATATTGTCCTTCTTCGACATTGATAGTCTTTTTTTCAGGCAATATAAATATTCCTCCTGATACGTTATGGTCAACTAACACTCTATCCGTCTTGGCAACGCCTACACGGTCTAGAATAGTTTGAGCAGCTTGTAATTTATTGTTGGCTTGAGGCACGGGTTTATCTGAGTTCATGACCTCAATCAACTTAAATGCTGCTCTAGGGGCTTCCCGAGCAAGTACGTCTGAGGCTAAATCGACTACTTCTTCTCTAAGACTTCGTAATACTTGATAGTGATTGCCTGAGTAACCTGCAAGTTCAGCTGACTTTTTAAAATCTCCTCCTGTTTCCACGAGGTGATTTAGAAACGATTGCTGTTTTTCTGTAAGATTTCTATCTTTCTTTTCAGCTAAATAGTTTGACATGATACTATCATTATAGGTACTTTATAAAGTTTTGTCAAGTGTTTTGAAGATAATTAGAATTAATTCCCAAAAGGTCTTGACAAATGGAAAATTTACCTGTATAATAGGATTGTTCCGCTGGGAGGGTTGAATACATAACTAACACACCTTCTCACGTCTAACAAATCCCTTATAAAGCCCGATGAAACTTGACAAATTGAAATATCAATTAGAATTATTATTCCTAATATTTCTATTTATCTTTAGTGTGCAAAGCACTGTCTAGTCTTGTTCATATTTGTATAACTTTATAAAGTTTTATAAAGATTATATGGGGCTGGTTAATATCTAAAACTACCTTAAAATGTAGATGAACTATATATATACAGGGTGGGTGGTGGGTGGCTCCTGCCCTGCCCTGTTATGTTATAACATTACACTTTGAAAAGGCTTCATATCAGCACTTTAGAAGCTTTACAAATTTTACAAAGTTATTCACAGCTTTTTAACAAGCTTGTCAAATTGTGGATAACTTTTTATAGAGCTTTTTAAATTTTAAAAATTTTAGAAGCTTTTGAAATCTAGTTAAAGCCTCTGTGAAATCTTATAAAGAGTTAGAAATTTATTTATCTCTCTATTTCATAAATTTTAAAAGCTTCATAAGCTCTAAAAATTTTTAACAAATATCTTGCACATTTTACAAATTATAGTATTATGTATATATGTTAATTAAAAATAAAGGGGTTTACCTATGACACATACACAATTAAACGAATACGATAACACTACAGATATTTATCTTATTGAAGAGATGTATTATTGGCTCAAAGATAGAAAAGCTACTTATTGGAGCAATCCATTAGATAAGGAAAGAGATACAGTTAAGTTTTTCTTTGGTTATCATGGATGGGGCAATACTTATATGCCTTCAAGGATTCAAAGAAGAATGTTTGCAAGATTAAAGCATTTAATTGCTAATGATGTAGATTTTACATTTGAGTCATGGGTTGAGCTAGAATTATCAAATAATCCTAGAATCTCAATCAATGGTATTGAAGTTAAATATTTATTTTAATAATTAAAAGGAGCTATAAATTATGAAATTAGAAATAAATGAAAAAGAAAGTTTAATATTGCGTAATCTTTTAAATGATTACTTATTAAATGATGATAAAGAAATGAAGTTGAATGATTATGTAGATAATTACATGTTATTTGCTAAACTTGTATATATCTCAAATCATTATGGCGGTAGCTTAGAAAAAGGAGAAACAATTCTCTCAATATTTAATGAATTAATAGACGATTCATTATTTTAAAGCTAACCACCTTTACAAAGCCCCGCAATTAGCGGGGTTTTTTTTAGGTTATACTTTCTCTAAGCCATTCTAAGCCATTCTGAGCAACTTTTTACCTAAGACAACCAAACACAAGGGCAACCATTCAAGCGTTCAATACAGAGCGTTTAAAGTGTTGTATATTTATACAGTAATTTAGTCTAACTTTTT